TGGAGTTCCGCACCCGGCAGGGCGTGGCGTTCTACGGCGTGGGCGCGGGAAATGCGCCGCGCGGCGCGCGAAACGAGGCGATCCGTCCCGACGTGCTGCTCGTGGACGACTTCGACACCGACGAGGACTGCCGCAACCCCGATGTCCTGAACAACAAGTGGGACTGGTGGGAACACGCCCTCTATCCGACCCGCGACCCCTCCGGTTCGCTGCTGGTCATATTCTGCGGCAACATCATCGCCGAAGACTGCTGCATCGTCCGGGCCGGCGCGATGGCCGACCACCATGACATCGTGAACATCCGCGACGCCGAGGGGCGCAGCACATGGCCGGAGAAGAACACCGAGGAGCTGATCGACCGCGCGCTGTCGAAGATATCGACGCAGGCGCAGCAGGCCGAGTATTTCAACAACCCCGTCGTCGAGGGCAAAATATTCGGCCCGCGCAAATGGGGCAAGATTCCCGACCTGCGACGATTCCCGTTTCTCTGCATCTATGCCGACCCGACGCAGTCCGAGGCCAAAGGTGCTGCCAAGAACAAGCAGGGGTCGCTCAAGGCTGTGTGGCTGCTCGGAAAGCTCGACCGCGTGCTCTACGTCATCAAGGGGTTTCTCGGCAAGATGACCACCGAGGAGTTCGTGACGCACTTCTTCTCGCTCTACCTCTACGCCCGGGCCGGCGGATGCCGCGCGATATACGCCGTGCAGGAGAATAACTCACTGCAAGACCCCTTCTTTCAGCAGGTGTTCAAAAAGGCATTCGCCAACAAGGCGAAGCAGACGGGAATCAGCCTCTCGGTCATCCCCGACGAAAAGAAGAAAACCGACAAGGCCGTGCGTATCGAGGCCAACCTCGAACCGCTCCATCGCGAGGGGTTGCTGGTGCTCAACGAGGCCGAGAAGGGCGACCCCCACATGAAGCTCTTGGACGAGGAGTTCAAGTTCTTCACGATGGCGCTGAAATTCCACGCCGACGGCGTGGACTGCGTCGAAGGCGGCAACCGCTTTATCGACGACAAGATCGGAGAACTGCATCCCGTCGTGACGACGCCCCGTTGCGTCATGGCACGCCGCAACAAATACAGACAGTAAAATATGGCACAATTCATCATCCCCGAGGACTACGACGCCTCGATCCATCAGGAGATTCTCGACGCGCTGATCCGCTCCGACCGGCAGATCGTCGAAATATGCGAAGACCGCGCCATCGCCGAGATGCGCGGATACCTCGCGGCGCGATACGACTGCGACCGCGTTTTCTCGGCCGTGGGCGCCGAGCGCAACCAGCTCGTGCTGATGATGGCCCTCGACATCGCCATCTACCACATCTTCTCCATACACAACCCGCGCAACATGTCCCAGATCCGCGTCGACCGCTACGAACGCGCCGTGGAATGGCTCAAAGGCGTGCGCAAAGGCGACATCTCCGTCGACGGGCTGCCCGAAATCGAGCAGGAGGCAAAAGAGGCAGCCTCGCAGTTCCAAATCCGCAGCAACCCCAAACGCAACAACCGATTCTGACATGGCAAAAGAAAAGAAAAAGAAAGGCAAACGCATCACCGCCGGCGGCAATATCGGCCGCACGCCGACGCAGACCATCGTGCTCCAGCCCACACGCCGCGGAGGGCTGGACGTGTCCGCCTACATGGACAGCATCCGGCAGGCGGAGCTCATCGACTGGCCGCGGCGCGCAAAACTCATCGACCTGTACGCCGACGTCATGCTCGACGGACATCTCTTCTCCGTGCTGCGCAAGCAGAAAGCGGCGATACTCTCGACGCCGATACAGTTCCAGCGCGACGGGAACCTCGACGAGGCGATGCAGGAACATATCGATTCTCCGTGGTTCAACCGCTTCATCGAAGACCTTATCAACGACGAATGGGAGGGCGTCGGCGGCTCGCTATTCCAGTTCTTCCTCGACGACAAAGGATGGATCGACTACAATCTGATACCCCGCAAGCACGTCGATGCGATCAACCGCACGATCCTCTGCAATCAGACAGACCTCACAGGCGAAAGCTGGGACGACTTCTCCGACCTGCTCTATGTCGGTAATCCGCGTCAGATCGGGCATCTCGCGGTCGCGGCGTTCTGGGTAATACTCAAGCGCAACAACGTCGCGGACTGGGCCGAGCTGGGCGAGATATTCGGCCGGCCGATCCGCGAAGGAACCTACGACGCATGGGACGACAAGGCCCGCGAGAAACTCATAGACGATATCTACAACATGGGCGGCGCAGGGGTCATCGTGCACCCCGACGGAACGAAGATCAATCTGATTCAGGCCGGGAACATATCCGGAGGCAGCGACCTCTACGACCGTCTCCACGCGACCTGCAACAACGAGATCAGCAAGATCGTCAACGGCAACACGCTGACCACCGAGGCGGGAGACAAGGGTACGCAGGCCCTCGGAACCGTGCAGCAGGAGGGAGAGGTCGACATCGCATTCTTCATCAAGCGCCGCATCCTCGACATTCTGAACTACGAGGTGACGGACGTATTCGCGTCGATGGGAATCGACACCTCCGGAGGCAAGTTCGCATTCGTGCCGCCCAAGAAGAAAGACCCCGAAAAGCAGGTGACCATCGTATGCCGGTTGAAGAACGAAGCCGGGCTGCCCATCGATGACGACTACCTCTACGAGGAGTTCGGTATTCCCAAACCGGACAACTACGACGAGATGAAAGCGGCGCAGCAGACGGCAGCGTCCGCAACCGAAGAGCAGGCCGGGAGTGAGGACGGCGAAAGCACCGACGAGGACGATCCAACGAAGACCGGAACCGAACCGAAGAAGAACCGCAAACTTACGGATCGCGTGCGCGATTTTTTCGGCCGCGCCCCCGAAAGCGCGGGGGCGGATTCAGACTGGTAGTCGATACGCTTTATATCGATGCGGCCGAAAAGCGACCGGCGGAGAACGGCTTTTCGTTCGACAGCGGCGTGCTGGCCGCCGCGCTTCGGAACATCTACGAGCGGCGGTACAACCCACGCACGGAGATCGACGCCGAGCTCTTCGAGGAGGTCAGCCGAATATTCGATGCGGCGACCGACGCCGGGTTCTCAGGAAGCGAAGCCGGCGGCGACTTCATGGAGCAGTTGCGCACCAACAACGCCGTGTTCGCCGCGTTCAAGACCCACCGCATGGGCCGCGACATGGCCGCACAGCTCATCGACGAAAACGGCGAGGTGAAATCCTTCCAGCAGTTCCGCCGCGACGTCGAGCCGATAGCCGATCATCATGTCGAGGCATGGCTTAGAACCGAATACGACACCGCCATCAAGCGGGCGCACCGCGCTGCCGAGATGCGGCAGTTTATGGCCGAGGCCGACGTGCTGCCGAACATTCGGTGGCTGCCCTCGACGGCGGTGAATCCTCGCGAGTCGCACATGCCCTTCTACGACCATGTGTGGCCCATCGACGATCCGTTCTGGGAGGAGCACAAGCCCGGGGACGAGTGGGGCTGCCAGTGCGGCTGGGAGGCGACTGACGACCCTGTGACCGACAACTCGGGGCTGGGCGGCGAGCGGATTAAGCCTTCGCCCGGGCTGAAAGGCAATCCGGCACGCACGGCGCAGCTATTCTCCGACGACCACCCGTATTTCCCCTCCGACTGCTCGACGTGCGCGTTCAAGGGCGTGCAGCTCACGCTCTTCACCAACCGCACGAAGGACTGCTACCACTGCAAGAACGTACTCAAAGCGGTGCAGAAGGCAGAAAAGACGCTGACGACGAAACGGGCGGAGCTCGCCGAAAAGAAATCCGACGCGACATCCCGCGTCAGCCGGTTGTCGCTGCCGGCGCCGGCCGTACATTCAAGCACGGAATTGAAGTACGGAACGGTGATGTGCTCGAAGTCCGACATCCGGCAGTTGGTATATCATGCCGCCGATGCCGAAAGCGTCGATGTGTCGATGAAGATGGATCGCTATTTAGACCGGCTGCGATTCGTGCGCGTGGAGGAGCCGAAGCACTTCACCGGCAAGAAGCAGTCGCGCGGACTGGTCGAATACACCGTGTATGAGTTGGAGGTCGGCAAGCAGACTTTCGTAGTGAAATGCGAGGCTCGGACGAACCGCGAAACGTCGGAGATATACGAACACCCGTATTCGATATACCGGAAATGAAAAAAGCATCCGAACGGCCGAAAGACACTCCCGACATGGAGCTCGGACTTATGTGCGGATGCTTTTGAAAGCGTTGGCACGCCTTCATCTGCAAATATAACAACAAATCTGCCGAAAACAAAATTCAGTGCAAATTTTTATTCGAACGGCGTTCAAATGGATATCAAAGAGTTCTCGAAGCTCATTCGAGCGAAACAGAAAGAGATCGACACGCTGATGCGGCGCAAGATGCCCATCCGGGTCGGAAACATGGCGAAGCGGCACTTTCAGGACAACTTTCGAAAGAGCGGCTTCGTCGACGGAGGACTACACCCGTGGCCGAAGACCAAACGGCAGCTCGCCGGCGGAACGTCGGCGGCCAGCCAGCACAAACCGCTGCTCAGCAACCGCAACCACCTGTTCAACGCTGTGCGCTACGTGCCGGGCGACTATCGAGTAAAGATCGTGAACGACGTACCCTATGCGCCGATCCACAACTGGGGCGGCGAGACGTCGCCCGCCGTAACGCCCAAAATGAGGCGGTTTGCGTGGGCGATGTACTACCAAGCAGCCGGGAAGTCGAAGAAAGGAACGAAAGGCCGCAAAGCGGCCGAAAATGCCCCGAGCGGCGCACTCCCGCCCGAGGCGCAGATGTGGCACTCTCTGGCATTGACGAAGAAGAAACGACTGCGGATCAAGATTCCACAGCGGCAGTTCATCGGCCAGAGCCGGGAACTCGAAGAGCGCATACGCGCCGATGTAGAAACGCAGGTCGAATCCGTACTTAAATTATAGACGATGGAAAGTGTGAAACTCGCGCTGATGAAGCGCATCGAAGAGGCGATGCCGGAAGTCCGCATCGACGAGGACTACGGACAACTCGAATCGCAGGAAGACCAGTATCCGGTCGTGTTCCCCTGTGTGCTGATCGGCATGGGCGACACGGAGTGGCAGCCGATGGCCAACCGTCCCGGAGTACAGCAGGGCAAGACATCCGTCACGCTGAAGCTGGCAATAGACTGTTACGACGACACGCATATCGGCTCCACGACGGAGGAGAAGATCGCCGAGCGCGAACGGATGGCCGACCGCCTGTTCCGGGCCGTGCAGGGAATGAGATTGTCGCAGAGGATGTCCGAGCTCGACCGACGGCGTAGCGCCGAATATGCCCTCGGCGGCGGGGTCAAGGTCTACGAGGTGACGTTCGAGTATCTCGTGCGGGAGATCGTGTGATTATTCCCCGGAGAACAGGCGGAGCTGTCCGGCCGTGAGCCTCGGAACCTTGATCTTCGGAGCCGGGCGGATGTCGCCCTCGGGATGCTCCTTGCAGTATTGCCGGATGATGGCCATCACGCGATCCTCGGAAATGAAGAACTCCTGCTCGGAGAGAATCTTCAGGGCGTCATCGAAGCGCAGACGCTGCACCTCCGTCCAGTAGTACCAGCGGCGGCACAGCGCCTCGTTGCGCTTGTCGATTAAGTCCTTGTTTCTTCCTCTCGGCATTCACGGGGGGGGGTATTTCGGGTTTTCAATACACAAAAATAGGGAGAAAACAAAATTTTCTCCCTCGTTGCTTAACGAAATTAAGCTATTTGTCCGGAAAATACTACCTTTGTATCAAAATCATCTGCCATGAAACGACTGTTCCTCCTCTTCTCTATCTGTTTTGCGGGCATCCTCCTCTCATCCTGTTCGGACAAAGAGGAAACTCCGACCTCGGATGAACTGATTGGTACTGTATGGAGCCAAACCACGGAAGGGCGCACCGATACGTTCTATTTCGCGCTCAACCGCAAATGCACAGCCGAATGGAAATACGAAAACTCCGATCCAGTCAGACAGGAATATCTGTATTCCTACAAAGCGCCGAACGTCACGATTGAGACCAGCGCGAATACGTTCACGGGACGCATCGACGGCGACGTGCTTTCTATCCACATCTTCGACCGCGATTTGACATTGAAGAAGGTCAGGTAATAAAAATCCCGCTCCGAAAAGAGCGGGATTTGCTTTGCAGAGGGACAGCGCTATTCCATCGCCGCCAGCGAGAGCGGCAGCGCACGTTTCACGCCCTTCTCGTCCTTGTAGGACACCGAGATAAACTGACACGAATCCACGGGCCGATAGGCGCTCTGGATGATGTCGGTCGCCTCGATCAGCTCCGGATAGCCCGACTTGCGGGCGATCTCCCGCAGTTGGAGCACGCGGCTCGCCTTGAGGTTCCCCTTGCGGTCTTTGGCCAGCAGGTTCATCACCATCTCCGTCAGGGCGGCCGAATCGTCGTCCTTCGCCAGCGAGCGGATGAATGTCTTGACCTTGTCGACCCCGGCGTTCACCGTGTCGTCCCAGCCGTCGTTCGTGCGGTAGCCCAGAGCGACCGTAATGCCGCCGTCCGAGGTCGTGAACTGGTTGCTGTGGCGGTCGGATTTCGTGCGGAACAGCTCCTCTTTGAGCGCGATCAGACGCTCGGCATCGCTGAACACCTCCTCCTTCGCCCGACGCATCTCCTCGCTCAACGCCTGTAGGCGGGCGAACTTGCCCCGGCAGAACTCGTCGACGGAATCCTTATACGCCGCAATATCGTCTTCGCGTTTCTGTTTCTCGGCACGCTCCTCGGCCTCAAGCTGCGCCTTCAACTCGGCGCGTTGCGCTGCTGTCATTTTTGTAATATCCATGTTTTTTAGTTCATTTTACACAAGGGTAAACATTCACGTCCTTATTCAGCCAAGATATCTCCCGACCATTTTGACGAGTAAAGCCATAGGCCAACGCGCCGTAACGTTTTTCAGCACCATAAAAGCGCCATACCACGCAATCACTCTCCAGCCGGAAAAGATCGCCCTTTTTAAGGTCGGACAGATGCTTGACATCCTGTATGAAATCCGATAAATCGCAATCGGAGATAACCTGTTTCATTGTAATACCGTTAGTCGTCGGCCGGAGCTCGATCTCATAGGTGATCTCTTCCCCTTCAGCGTTGCAGGTCGTAGTTTGCATGACAATGCGACCATCGGCAGGTTCCATTACCGTTATAGCCATCGACTCTGGTTTGACACCCATGCGGAAAGCGTAGAAATTTGTGGCGATTCGAAGTGCGTCCATGCGTTTCATATCAACATTTAGTTTACTGTTTATCAATCGTTTAATCGTATCGCAAACATAACACTACCATTCGGAACACGCAAGACAATTCGCACTTATTTTCAACACTTTAACTTATTCATGAGGTCAATCGAATATCTCCTCGACCAACGCCATCGGATATACTTTGCGTATTCCGCGTTCCGAATCCACGTCGAGGCGCACCCCGATAAGATTACCGCTGTTGTCGAACACGTATTTCGCGCTCTCCAGCTCGCTGATTCCTTTAATTTTCACTTTCATCGTTTTACTCTGTTTTTGGTTTGTCGTTTCTGTCGTCGTTGCAAGCGCGTCGGCCGCTGTCTGCGGCGGGTTCGCGAATGCCGTCTCTCCACCTGCGAGCGGAAACGGCATCCGGCTGCCCATCGGCGGAGTTCCTCTGCGAACTGCGCGAATTCTGGCCCGAATCGGGATATCAAATTCGCCGTCCGGAGCATCGCTTCACCCGTAATACGCGCCGAAAATTCAATCGAGGAAATACCTCTTGCGACCGGCTCGTCCGGAGTATCGCCGCCGAAGTCCACCTCCGGCAGTACACGGACGGGCTGGCCATTGACCATCAGAACCGCATCGCTCCATTCTCGTTCTCCCATTGCCGCTACTTTTTAAGGTTCAAAGACTCCAGTTCAAAAAAATACTTAAGCACCGTAACAGTCTCGCCTATATCGCATCGACGAGCCTCCTGTCGCTCGGTAGCCTCACCTAATTCGTGAATATCATCCAATCGTTCTAATTGCTTCTGCAATTCCCGCAATGGTTTCCGCAGGGCATTAGCCAAGATCGCCGCTTCGGTGGGGGTCAACGCAATCATCGCTTCCGTGTATCCGGCACATCCCGGAATAGGTTCTCTAATCCATTTCATTACCACTACTTTTTAAGTTCGCCCATCACTCCGCGCTCCATACGGTTCTTTACCCGCTCTTCGCACGCCTCGAGGAACATCCGCAGGCCGGCGATCATCTTGGCGTTCTGCTCCGACGGGAACCGGGTGTTCAGCTTCTCATGGCGGTCGAGCAAGGCCAGAACCAGCTGCTCGGATTGCAGGCCGGGGATCATCGTCCCGTCGTCGTTCTTCTGCACGAACCGAACGACCTGCTCGGTTTCGACGTATTGCGTCTTGCCGTCGTTGAAGCCGAGGCACTCGCGGATCACGTAGCAATGCGCACCTCCGTAGATCGCATCATCGACCACCGAGATCGTCGGCTCGTCGCTCGGATAGATCACCGCATCGATGGGTTTGACCTCTCCGACAACACACCATGTGTAAAGTCTTCCGAGCGGAAGTCCGATCTTCGATTGGCTTCCGCACGCCTGCAGGACGATCTCTTCGTTATCGAATCCTCGGAAGATACCCTGATATTCATCCCGGTTGTCGAAAACCAAGACGATCTCCGCACCTTGACGGCATTCAGTTAGTTCGGCCGGCAGCCGCCACGCACCTACTTGTTTCTTTTCCATAGCTGTCAGATATAAAGGTTAAACAATTCTGTAAGTCGTCCGGACTCGAACCGGAACAACAGCCGCATCGCTTTGGCCATTGTGCTATGCCTCCGATGGAACCGAAGGCCCTGCCGACCCATTTGCCGGTCTTTCCCGGCTGTCAGAGCCTTTCGCGTCATCTGTCCGATGGAGTCAAGCGTCCTGTTCCGCTTTGCCACCGCCATTCTCCGGCGGGTAACCCCTGCGCCATCGTCGCCCTACTTGCACTCGGGTCTTCATCTCAAAAAAGGGGATTGCGGGTGGCCGGGGACTCGAACCCCTGTGCTTATCTCCAAACAACAGCCAATCTTTCCCATTTCGTTGTTCTTTTCCTGTCGCCACCCCCATACCGGTTACTCCATAGGCGCACCTCCTTTCTGTTCGATGTTCACATATCGGCGAATGACAGCGAGCGCCCCGTCATAGGTATGGGTTTGCATCACTTCGTGCATCATCCGCCCTGCAACGAACTCCGCATGAGCTTTGTCTCGATCTTGCTCTTCTCGCGATTTCTGTGTTTGGAAGCCGAGCCTCCGAACGTCGGACAGGATCGCTGCTCGCGCCTCCGACATCAGGGTGAAAATATTTCCCTGCTCTCCAGACAAATCGACGGTTATTGTAGGTTTCTCCATATCAACTCGGTAATTGGTTCGGTCGAATAAAAATCGGAATCTGCACGACCCGCTGCGGCTTCACGGGCTTCGGTTTGCGCAGGATCGCCTCGAGCTTCGGAACGAGAGCCTGCAGCTCGTCGACGGTCAGCATCCCGAAAGGCTTGCCGGCGATGCGCGGATCGAGGCAGAACTCATCCACAGCGGCGAACGTCCGGTCGGCCGTATCCACGCCGAGCCGCTGCATGCGGTTCAGTGCTGCCGACCGTGCCCGGCGCAGCCGCTCCCTGTATGCGGCCGAGGGTTCGCCGAGCTGCTTGCCCGTCTGGAGACACTCGCACATCTCCTCGTACTCGGCAGGGGTCATCTCCCGCAGCGACGACGTGCGTCCGCCGGTGAACTGCGACACCAGCACTTCCTTATGCTGGTCGAGATCGATGCTCTTCGCTTTGGCGATGGCATAGAACCGTGAATAGTTACGCTTCCGTTTCATGGGACTGTTCGGTTTTCGATTCGACGGATGCGTGGGCATCGAAAGTTTCGGCAAGGAAGATGCGCATCCGCCGCTGGCGGGCGACGAGGTATTCGATCATCGCGCCCTCGCTCTGCCGCCAATCCGCAATCATATAGATCGCATCGCTCTTGAGCAGCAGCTTGACATCCTCGCCTATCTGATCCGCCCACTCCGCCTCGAAAGGCAATCCGTTACGGAGCGGACTGACAGGCTCGAAGCCGAAGCGCCGGATTTTCGCTTCCGCGGCCTGAAACTTGGAGATCACCTCGTCGATGGGCAGTCCGGTGATCTTCCCGCTGATGTAGATTTTCTTGATATCCATAGGTCAATCTTCGATTATGCTGCTGTCATGCAGCAGTCCCTTATAGCGGCGATCCCGGGCCGCCTTCGTGTCGAACTTCTCGAGCGTCCGCCATTCGGGAAACCCGAACTGCTTGTACTTGATTTTCGGCTGCGGGTAGTCGTCCTTGCGGACGATCATGAACCCCGCCTTCAGCACCTTGTTTTGCGAGTCTAAATTCATATCATTTTCTGTTTAGTGTTTTCCCTTCCCAGTAGCGTTTGGCCTCCTTTTCGTAGATCGTGCATTCCCCCTTCGGCCCGATGTAGCGACCTTTGCTGAACGCCTTGTGCCCCTCGACCCAGATTTTCAGCGACGCATCGTACATGATCTTCATCGCCGCGCGTCCTTCCGGGCGCTTGCCGTCGGCATGGCTGACGAAGATGAGCAGTTTGTTGCGATGGCGCTCCTTGAAGGCGATATACTCCTTGTAGCTCATCTGCGTGTATTGGAACGAATCGATCACCACGAAATCCCACGAGCGGGGTTTCGACAGAGCTTCGTCCATCTCGGCGAAGGTCATCGTCGCGTTGTACTGGAACTTCCGGCCGCACTCGTCCAACCGATAGCGGCGGATGGCGTCCTGCGTCGTGCCGCCCAGCCCCTCCTCCAACGGCAGGTAGAGCACCCGGCCGAACTGAGTCAGTTCCTTGCAGAAGGAGGCCACCGCCGAGGTCTTGCCGTTGCCCGAATTGCCCCAGAAGAAGACCACGCCCGTGCGGTCGATCTCGCCGACGCAGTCCGCCCAGATGCCGCCCGGGCGGATCGTCCGGCGCTTGAGCGTCAATACCTGTTTGGCTGATAGTGTGCGGCCCATTTGAACAGCGTTTGAACGGGGTTATTTCTTGATTTGGGCGAGCTTCTTGTTCTTGTGCACCGACTTGCGGACGCGCCGCATGTCGAAATACTCCTTCGGCTGCTTCTTGTCCCACGGATTCACGGACGTCGAGACCATCGTGCGGGCATCGGCCACCACCTCGGCGATCGCGCTGTCGGCAATCAGGCCGTTCGCCCGGCAGACGGCCGTCACCTCGTGGCGGGTCGCAGGGGTCAGGTCGATGAACCGCCGGCCGATGCGGGAATAGATTTCGTCGTAGCCCTTCTTGTCGTACTCTAATCCGATGCTCATGCGGCGCTTGATGTATTCGGTCGAGAGGAAGATGATGCCGCAGCGACCTTCAAGGGCATTGTAGATCGAAATGAAGTAGTAGAACACCGTATCCATCAGCTTGTCGCCCTCGTCGAAGACGAGCAGCGGACGGTCGAGCACACGCAGCGCGTCCGTCACGGCTTGGAGTTTCTCCCGCAGGCTCGTCTGGGCGAGCTTGAGACCGATGACGCGGGCCATTTCGCGAATGAAGTCCCCGCGCCGCATATCCTCCGAGCACGAGACGACGAACACGTTTTCATGCTTCGACGCGTAATCGTGCGCGGTCGTCGTCTTGCCGATGCCGGCATTCCCGACTACCCACGAGACGTTCTGATTCGCCTGCGCGTCGGAGAGCAGAACCGACAGCTCCCGGTAGGCGGTCGTTTCGCAGACGGCCCACTCCTCCGGATTGATCGGGGAGACCAGTGACCGAATGCGCAGGAACATCTCGTCGCTGATATTGTCGAACTTGCCGTTCAGAATCGCGCTGACCGTACCCGTGCTCAGACCGAGCGAATTGACCGCCTTGTTCTGGCTGGGATATTTGGACACATACGCCTGAAGCTGCGTCTGGACGGTCTGTTTCTCTTCGAGTGATAACTGTTTCATGTCGATATGGTTTTAAGATTTACATTCTGCTGAAAATGGCCGTCGGGTCGAAATCCATGTTGCTGACGGCTTTCGTATATTCGCCGACCGCAAGTGGTTCGGTCGTCGCCTCGACCGGTACGGCCACCATTGCGTCGGCCAGCCGCTCGTACTCTTTTTCGCTGATGCCTTTGAGGGACGGAGTCCGCAGCCCGTGCTGTTCCGGAGCGACGCCGTGTTCCAGCTCCAGCGCGTGCGCCTCGATCTGGCGGCGAACCCGCTCGCGCTTGTTCGCATCGTCGTTGAACCGGATCAGCTCCATGTCGCCCGGCCGCTGCTCCTGAATGTTGCGGCGGATCGAAAGGTAGGGATAGGCCACCGTCTCGTAGCGCAGCCCCATCGGAGTTCGGGTGTAGAGCAACGCCCGATCCATGCGCTGCGGGTCGAACTTCACGAAGAACTCCCGGCCGGTATTATCCCGGCGCCATTCGTAGTCCGGACGACCGTCGGCGGTCAGCACCTCGTAGGTGTACTTTCGGTTTCGGTATTGGATCGTGATGCCGTCGGCCGTGAACAGGCTCGGCTGCTCGGTCGTCAGCCAGAACAGATCGATCATGTCGAACTCCGTAACCGGATCGGTGGCCGGATTAACGCTCGCACGGTACATCTCCTCGTGAGCGATCCCCGTCCGGTAGTGCTTCATCGCATTCCACTTGCGGCGAGCCGCAGCGTAGGCCGCCAGCATCTCCTCGTAGGTGAACAGCTTCTCCTTATTCGCCTCGAGGAACTCCCGATTGATCTTCCACGCCTCCTTCGAGGAGATGTTGCCGCCCGTGAATCGCCAATCCTCATGCAGCACCTGCTGCTGGAACCGGCCGAAGGCAGACTCGATGCTCTTCGACGGGCCGTTGTACGGCGCCGTCGGCCGATTGATGCGGCAGATGTTCGCGAAGAACTTCTGCGCGATCTTGCTCCGCTGGCCGCCCTGATTGTCCGTGACGATCTCGTAGGGCTTGCAGCCGGCCGTCTCGATGGCCATGCGGAAGGCGGCGAACTGCGCGTCGAAGTTCTCGCTGGCGCTGACCGAGTAGCCGAGCAGCGTTTCGCTGTAAGCGTCGATGACCTCATAGACCGAGACCGTGCGGATGACGGTCTTGCCATTCTCTACCGCCTTGTAGAACAGGTTGAGCTTCGTGCCGTCGCCGTACCACAGCGAGTCGCGCATGGTCGGCATCTCGGTCTTGTTGCGGCGGGCGTAGAGCTGCTTGGCTGCCAGCTCGCCATAGACGGCATCGTACCACAGCGGCTTGACCTCCGGCCGTTCGAGGTATTGAACCAGCGATGACTGCGAGGCGAGCGGCTTCCATCCGCGGCGCTCGGCGATGCGGTTGAACTCCTCGAAGAGCTGCTTGGTCGTGTAGACCGGAACCCGGCAGCGGCGCAGGGCGACGATCTGACGCCCGGCCGCTTTGGTAATTTTCAGCGTATTTGCGTTGCAGAACTTACCCGACACGAGGCAGGCGTAGCCCTCCTTGCG